TAGGAATGTTCCTAAAATTGCAGATAGATTTAAAAATTGATGGAGGAAGAATGATGCTTATTGCATTAGCAGGTCTTACTGGTGTTGGTAAAAGTTATTATTCACAGGAAATTGAAAATAACTTTAATATTAAGAAAATTCATACTATTAGAACTAGAGCTATTAGGCCTGGTGAGATTGATGGTATTACTGGATACTTTATGACTGAAGATGAACTTGATAATGAAATTGTAATCGAATCTGCAGAACTTCAATTGTTACTTACAGAAGGTGACACTGAAGGTGCAGTGGAGAAAGGTGAATCCCTTCTCTCTAAAATGAAAAAGAGTCTATCTGAAAAGATCAAAGCTCTTAAATCTATTTTCAGTAAGAAAAGTAAAGATATCGTACAAGCTAAAAATGCTGACGGTACTATTACTACTAAATTAGTTAACCCAAAATTACTTAGCTGCTTTCAATAAAGCATATGCTGCAAACGTTAAAGCACTTAAGAAAATATTCACCACTAAATCGTTTGATGATGAATATCAAGACCTTCTTGGTGATGCATGTGAACTATTCGATACACTATCTAACATCGAAATGACTATTGTGGAAACCATTGACCCAGTGGATGCAGTAAATGCTATGCATAAACTAGGTGGTGAAGTATTAGATAAACTTAAAGAACTTGAAGGTGTTCTTGATCATATCACTAAAGTCGTTAAACATGTTACCGATAATGGCGATGAGAACGACACTAAAGAAGTGCGTGAACAATTATCTACTCTTTATATGGTTCAAAAAGGTATCTATGGTGATACTGAAAAACTTTTCAATTGCTTCATGGATATCCGTGACGCTATTAGTAAAGCAATTGAAGACTAATCACTCAATAGAGATAGAACGTTTAGTTCTATCTCTATTTTTTTTCTCATTAGATAATGCTGAGTTAGACACTTAAATAACATTGATTAGAAAGGTGGTTACTATGAATACCAACAATCGTGCTAGAATTCAGACCAACCTCGAATCAATCGTAAACGGTATGGAGTTCCAAGAGCTTAGTGATAAGTTCGATAACATCATCCATACTCGTGACGAAGATGCTATCGAGGCAAGTCTATACCACATAGCTAGAATACTAAAACGTATTTTCAATATCGAAACTAAATTCTCGATTATTGATCGGACTGGTCAAAGTCCATTCTTTGGGTTTAATCTGTTCCCTACCTTTGAAGATATTAAAGATATCTCTGTTAAAGTATTAAGTAACTCCACAGATGATATTATCGATATCTGGCAAAATACAGATGATTGGTACGTCGAAATCGACTCCAATATCCTATATAACTCCAGTAAACAATTTAATGCAAAAGAAATTGCAACGTTGTTATTATATCGTATCGAACAAGTCGTATTCAATTATGAATTGCCAGAAACAGTAACGATGATTGTACGTCAAGCATTAACATCACTTGATTACCGTAGTAATGCAGTAGCTCGTAGTGCTATCTGTCGTGATTTGTACATCATTCCATTCTTAACAGCGGCTGGGTATGTTAACTATACTCGGGATCTTCCTGTCGATTCCATGTTACGTGCTACGCCAGAATCTGAACAACGGTATCGTGTAGCATTTAATAAAATCTTAACTAACTTTGGTATGCTAGAAACAGTTGATCGAAATACAACTGAATTTGAACATACGTTAAACTACGTACTTCTTATGATTTTTGAATCGATCAACGATATGAAGTATAGTACTCGTACACTCCGTTTTAACGTGAAAAAATATGTTGATGGTCTTCTATCAAACTATGTGAAGGCTATCATGAAGAAAATTTTCATCAAATTCACTAACGTGAATGGTAAAGTGCCTGCATTAGAAGCATCCAATCCTAAGATGAAAGAGATGCAAGAAAAAATTGCAGAACAGCATATCGTAGAACAAGTACAAGCGATTTATGAATCAACTAAAATTATCCAAGAATTTATTGACAAGCATGGCTTTGTTAAGAAAGTAGATAATAAAGAAATTGATATCATTCGTATTGAAATCTCCGATATGGAAACAAGCGATGATAAAATCTTCTTAATTGAACGCATATACAAATTCCTTAGTATTGTAAACTACTCACTATCCTTATTAGATGATCCTGAGTTAGGAAAACGTGTTCGTGTATCTAAATCTATGCTTCAAAAACAAAAATCCGAACTCGAAGAATTGCGTCAAACTATATTAGAAGCTAAAATCGCTCCTAAAAAATATGGTTTATATGTAAAATATCCAGTTGGGTATGAAGGCTAAGATGATAAGTCATTAGGGGTTCGCTCCTAATGACTTATTTATTCGTATATAGGAGGTTCTATGGAAGAAGTCTTTATTCCTCAAGGAGCCAAACCCGCTATGGGATATGATATGTCTAAATTTTATGGGATTGACTCCAGAGGTATCCCATTCTTTTATCATATCTCTACATCCAATTTATCATTTATACAAACAGCAAGAGATCTAAAATCTCTCGGTATTAATAACAATGCGTTTTTCTTATCATTGTATAATCCTGATTTAGCTGATGTAGACCCATTTAGCCCCAATCTAACGAAAGAACAAGTGCAAGCCATTATCAATGAATGTATCATTAATCCATGGTATTTTATTCGCGAATGTGTTCGTATCCCAGAACAAGGTGGTGGCACAGGACCGGGTGCTGGCTCTAAATTTAGATTACATCGTGGGAATCTAGCTGCCTGTTGGTGTTTCTTCAGAAACATCGACTTATACCTAGTTATCCCTCGTCAATGTTTTAAAACTCACTCCATGTTAGCCTGTTTAAATTGGGCGTATATCTTTGGTACATCTAACTCTGTATTCAACTTCTCAAATAAATCACAAAAAGACTCTGATGATAACTTGAGAAAGATGAAAGAACAAAAAGATGTATTACCTATCTATATGCAACACCGCTATGGTATCGAAATTGATGAGAGTGGTGATTTCAAACAAGTCAAGGGTCTTGACAACGTTCGTACTATGACAAACCCTGTGAATGGTAACCGAATTGATTCCAAACCATCTGCAGCGACAGAAGAAAAAGCTGATGGTATTGGTCGTGGTAACTCTGCTCCAATTCAGTTCTATGACGAAGTTGAGTTTACGAAATATATTGGTACGATTATCATGGCGGCTGGTCCAGCATATGTTCGTGCGGCTGAAAATGCTAAGAAGAATGGTGCTATGTATGGTCGTATCTTCATTACAACACCAGGGAATATTGATTCCCAACCAGTAAAAGATTCAATGAGTACTCGGGAACAAGCCGCTGTATTCACAGAACGATTATATGATATGACCGAAGATGATATAGCCGCATTCATGAAAGCCAATTCCAGAAATGGGATTATCTATATCGAATTCAACTATAAGCAAATCGGTATGGATGAAGAATGGTATCAAAAGGTTTGTGCTGTATCTAACTGGGATAAAATCAAGATTAAACGGGAAGTACTACTACAACGTATTCGTGGTACATCTGAATCCCCATTCGATCCAGATGACCTAGATACTATCAATGGGTTCCGTAAAGAACCAATTGATGAAATCATGGTCAATAAGATTTTCACATTATATGTATATGAGAAACTTGATAAAACCGTTCCGTATATCATGGGGGTTGACTGTGCAACAGGTGTTAATAACGATAATACAGTACTTATGATTATCGATCCATATACATTACACCCAGTGGCATGTATGAAGACTCCATTAGCCGATGCTGTAGAAACCGCTCAAAATATCATTCATGTAGTGAATCGATATATCCCAAAAGCATTAGTAGCGATTGAATCGAACCATCTTGGTTCAGCTATCATTGCTATTCTTAAACGAAGTTCCATCGCCGCTAATTTATATTATGATATCGATAAAGCTATGGTACCAGACGTAGAAACTCGATTAGATAAACATGGTATGGTGATGAATGATCCAAATAATCGTAGATTCTACGGTGTGGCTACCACAGCTACTACTAGACCAATGATGATGCAAATTCTATTGCGTCATGTAGCTGAACGAAAATCTGATTTTATTTGCCGTGAATTAATCGATGATTTAAACAATCTGATTCAAAAAGCAAGTGGTAAAATAGAAGCCGCTCAAGGGGAACATGATGACGTTGTTATGGCATACTTAATCGCTTTATTCGTATACTACCATGGTAGTAAACTGAGTCGATATGGTATTACCAAATATGATCCTCGTAAACCGATTGGGGAATCAGTTAAGAAAGTTGAAACGTATGCTGATGCTTATGAAGCATTACCGGATAACTTGAAGCAATATTTCCCTAATCCACAGGGTCAACAACTCTATCAATCATATGGTGGATTACAACTCGATGATGTACCTAAACAACATATTGATTTGAATCCTCCACCGGATTATTATCATAGTGAACGAGAGCAATATATTAATACATCTTCTGGTATGCGAGTTGGGGTTATCAACGATGAATATCGAGAAAAACTCCATAGCCCATACGAAGACGCTGGCTATGATGATTATAGTGGAGCATTTGATGTATGTGATATTTTAAATAGTGATTAATAAATTAGATGGTATACTACTACAGTATACCATCTAAACTTGTAAAAAAATAAACTCAGTTGTACAGAGAAGTATATACTTATTCGAAAATTATATACAAGGAGTGTATTATGATACTCACACACGACAACGATTTTGAGGTGCTAGGTGACTCTGTCATCGAAGTATCACCTCTTAAAGATTTATCTCAAGAGCTTCTTGATGAATTTATTTCAATCCAAATCAAAGAACCATTTGAAATGCGGACTAATTTTGTAGAAAACTTCACAGATGAAGTGGATTTATTAGCCATCAATAATGGTGATGATGAAGACTATGTGAAACAAATTCGTGATGAAGCTAATGAGTTTTATTTAACAATCATTCATAAGATTGAAGACCAATTCCGTTTGGATATCGATCCCGATGTGATTGATGCATTAGATCGTCATGGGATTCAAAATGTATGTGAAGCCTTATATGAGTTCTTCACAGTGAATTATACTAAAAACGTTGCTAAATATTTAGCAAGAGTGACATTAGGAAATGTAGATGTTATCCTAGATGAACTCGCAAACAATGAAAAAGCCAAAGATGTATCTACAATGGCTCTTAAACAAAAAGTAGATGATGAAGTATTTGCTACACTATTGGCTAATATCAATTTAGTCGTATCCATTGCTAAAGATATCAATATTGAACCAATCGATATGATGCAATACTTCAATCAAGATAACTTCGATGTCTCTGTCATTCGATACTGCATTGAAGAGCATGTGATCAATGGTAATTTCCGTAAACCATTCTTAGATCTTATCTTTGATAATGATCAAGATTATGTATATGATGGTATTGTGGCAGACGTATATCAATACTTCCTTCAACAATACGCAGAGCTTAAAATGAAAGCTCAGGAATCTATGAGTACCGAATTAGGAGGGGATATCGATGGAGAATACGCCGATGCAAACAACGAATACTGATACCGATAAGTTAGTCGATCAATTAGGAGATTTAAAAATTGATCTACCAGAAGACTTATCACCTGAAGAACGTGAATATGCCCAAGTGATTCAGGCTATGGAAATTCGTAACTTAATCAATTCCTTTGTTCGAACTCGTAAGTTTTCTTTAAATAAAATTTTAGCCATTCTACCAATGGATGAAGAAGATGCTAAAATTATTCTTGCTCGTCTATCCGAATGCACAGAAGATGAAATCACTGGTTTCAGTGATGAAGAAGTTAAGAAAATTTTAACAATCAACGAAGAAGATGGTCCTGTTGGCAATTTCTTTGTTCCAGAAGTTGAAATTGAAGGTTTCAATATGCAAACATTTGAACGAGATATGCTCACATTATTTGCAGCTACCAAACAACAGCTGGATGATATTGATGCCATGATTAATCGTCTACAAGAACAGTATGATGAATATATTCCAGAAGAAATCACTGCCATTATTAACAGTAGCACATTCGATGAATATATCTTGAAGTTCTATCGTCATCAATTAACCGAAGAGAAGTTAACGGATGAAAAACGAGCTATCATTGAAACCAATATCAAAGCGATGGAGGATGCAGTTACATTAGAACCATTAAGTGAACCGATCATTACCTTATTAAATACTAAAGGTAATGAATCAATTCTTCATGGTTATCATAAACAAATGGAAGATACCATCGCTAAAGCAACAGAAAAAGCCGAGAAAAATAACTTCCAATTCCCATTCCAATTAATGATGGATTTGGAAGCTAATACATTCGGTGAAGAGTATAAACCATACAATAATCTATTTGTATTTTTATTTGCTCGTTTCTTGAAACATCAACCAGATACAATGGATAGATACACCATTCAATTCTGTAGAGCACTATCAACATCATTGGTAAATATTGTACGTCGTGGCGAGAATGTCTCAGACGAATACATTGCTAACCATACTAAATATATCAAAGAACTTGTTGATTTTGTAATTAACGCAGAATGACAATAGGGTAAGGAGATAGATGCTCCTTACCCTATTTTTTATGTATTTTTAGAATAGGAGGAAAGCTATTTATATGGCTAATCCGTTTACTAAAAATGGTGCAAATATTGAATTTAGTGGCGAGTATATGGAGGCTTATATACCCGAATACTATTTCAATACTAATATTGCACGCATGGTCGGCGATCATTTCGCAGTGCTCGGTATATTTAATATCCGAACATTCAAAGACGTTGATGGCAAACAACCTCTACAATTACGCACAGTGAATCTGCCCGTACATATAGTAACCTATCCTACAGGGGGTTATGAGAAGAAGAAATTAGATTTAGTTGGTAAGGGTGAAGAAATGTATTACGTATTGAAATATTACAATACGGATATATTCTGTCAAACCGCGATTCCACAATCCGTTGTTGCATTTAAGGATTTCTTAAAGATTTTAACAGCCGGTAAATTACCGAAATCATTTTCTTATGATGACATCATTACACTATGGGATAGAAATTTTGAACTCAATGGGATCAAATTCGATATTCCCGATGTGATCAAAGAATTGGTTATTAGTGAAATTTATAGAGATCCAGCCAAACCAGAATATCGGTTTGGATATTTAGTTGGCAAAAATCCATCAATATCTCGCTATGATTATACGACTGCAAATACAAAAGAGATTACAAAATATAACTCTTCCTTTGCAGCCATTACATTCGAAAATATGGATGAATCCATTGTCTCTGCGGTCACTACGACTCGTACTGAACGGAAAGAACAGACATCTCCAATGGAACAACTACTCAAATTCTAATGTACTCTGTAAAGA